GTGCGTTGTGTGTTCTATAAATATACAGGAGTATATATGAAAAAAGAAAAAAGATGGTTACTGCAGGTGCAACCTCAAGGTGACGGCAACTGGTATGAGTTTGATACCGGCTCTAAGAAGGCGATGGAAGCAAAGAAACGTGAGCTTCTATCAATGGCAAAGTGTGGCGACTGTGTAGGATTAACAGCCGAAGCATGTGTAAGAGTAGAACCTTACATCTAACAACTTAGGCAAAGGGCGAAAGCCCTGAGCCTTTCAACTAAGGAAACAATATGTTTTTAATACACAAAAAGAAGTTCGCTAAGTATCTACGACTTAAAGAACATTACAGGAATAACAGATGGTTATACAACATACATAACTTATCACCTTATCCCTACTAATATCTAGTACAACTAAGAGCCCTGCGAAAGCAGGGTTTCTTTTCGCCTGTTATATTTACAACAAACTTTATTTTTATTGGCTCGGGGGGTTATAAAACGGATATTAAATGGGTGTTGTAGCCCTAACCCACTGTATCAAACCACCACCTCGCAAACCCTTATGTAGCAAGGGATACACGGCTTTTAATATTCTATGGTGTAATGATGGCATCACTTCGCAATGATGCGTCGTGATAGGGGCAGGTAGGCATACTTGCTTACCTGCGAATCTATAACTCAAATGGAGATAAAACCATGGGTAAATTGTTCAAAGGTGGTGTTAGACTTGCACCCAAGAAAGACCAAAAGTCGGGCGTGGAAATGGTTACTATTGTATCTGATAAGGTCAATGGTGAGTACGAAGCGAAAGAAGTTGCCGAACTATTCAAGCATATGCTTGAAGTGGTACAGGAAACTGGTTATGGCGTCGACCGATATGCTATATATATCAAGGGCGTAAACGAGAAAATCTCTGCTACCAAGCCAACAATCCCACTTGCCACTATAAATAAGGCACTTGAGGACGGCGCTAAGTTGAAACTTGTTCAAGCGAACAAAGGGTATCCAAGCCCACGTATCGACCTAGAGTTTGCAACCGATAAGGCTACCAAGGCGAAAGCCAAAGTAATCAACTCGATATTTACACGCAAGTAAACCCAACGGAGTCCTGGGAAACCAGGCTCCACCCCTTACAGGAGTTCAATATGAATGATAAATGTAAAATAACCATACTCAACAAATCACCATGTGGTAGATATTGGATGAGATACGAGTTCACAAGCAAACAGGAACTAAGAAAGTTCGAATCTGCAAAGCTAAAGCGGATGCCAAGTGAAATAACCGAGATACCTGAGAAACGCAGGGCTCATTACTAAATAAACCAAAAACCTAGGCCAATAACCTAGGTTTTTTATTGTCTGTTTTATTTCCAACAAACTAATGTGCCATAGCTCGGGGGGTTACACCTTACACACTTTTAAATGTATCTATATAAGAAGATGTTAATAGTTTACACTTCGCACCTGTACTTTACACTGTAAAGTTAAACGCTTTACAGGTAGATTATTATGTAAGTCATTGATATTACTACACTTATAGATGTAAAGTTTTAAAATAATCTACATAAGACAATCTTAATATAGGTGTGTTTAACCACATAGATTATTGGAGAACTTTACATGTAAAGTTAAGCCAAAACCATTGATACAAAAGGATTTGAGGTATAATATAAGTATAATAGTTAATATATATAATCTATATAATCTACAAATATTTATGTCTTTCTCTGAAAAAATGTTTTTTACATAAATATTACTTTACATGTAAACTATTGGATACCAACATATTTTTAGCACCACATTAAATATATTTTTGTAGATTTTATAGATTATTTTTCACCAACCCTTACTCCAATGCACCCTCTAGCGATACATTTTTTTAATACACCCCATAACTTTACATAGATTATTTACCCTAACCTTACACCTTACATAGATTATTTATGGATTACCCTATATAACTTTACACCCACGCGCGTACTATAATAATATAAATACTCAAACTTTACACCCTTTACACTACCTATTTAGTGTAAACTTTACACATAACTTTACATTTACCTATCGGACACATCCCTATATAGGTGACTTTACACTAACCCTATCTAAAATTATAGATAGAATGGAAATCCACACCCCGAAAAAATTTGTGGTCTAATGGTGGCACGAATTTGGTCTTGCCCTATTGGGTGTTCCTTTTCGTGGGGCTCTTAGTGGTTACTTTGTGGTCTCTTATTTATAAACTATATGGAGGACTCTTATGTCTGGAAATTATAAAGGTAAGTTTGATGTTGTTGTTAATACGGTAAATAAAGTGGTACTTAAAGAGAATGCTTCAGGACTCTGGTCTAATGAAGGTGAACTTGTTGATGGTAAATTAAAGTATGATGTTAAGGCTTGTTATCAATGGATGCTTGATGTGGCTAAATCACAGAAGGCTGAGTTTAAACCATTCACACCGAATGCTTCAGCCTCTGACTTAGAGCCAACGGTTAAGAGTGGTCGTGGTGATAAACCATACATGGCTATGTTGAGTGCATCAGATAACTTTGGTGCTTCAAACAAACGTACTGTTACTGTATTTGCACCACAGTAATATCACAGTAATATCATGGGTGGTCTACACGACACCCTTTTTATTTGTTTTATAACTATTAAAGGAGTTAAATATGAAGGTTAAAGATATTATTACTGGATTAGAAGAAGAGTTTAATCTTGATGATGAGTTAATTATTGTATTTGTATCCCATAAAGAGATGCAAGAACTAACAGATGGTTGGTGGTTAAAGGTGGTTAATGCCTATGATAATGAGCCTTATCCGATAGATGTTAAGACTAGTAACAAACATACACTGCATAGGTCAGTGATTAACCACGTTATAACAACTGCGAATACTATTAGGGGGGATAACTGATGACTTTAAGAGAGTATTACTTTGAGACTATTGGTCAGTACAGCGACAACATCGACCATAACTGGATACACTATCTTGACAGGGGGTATGATATAACGACAGGTGAACTGTTGTCGTTGTATGAACTTATGTACAGCCTTAAGCATCCAGAGGACTGCGGTGCAGTAGAGTCTTCAGCGACTCGTATGATGGTTCTTAGGGTAGGTAAAGCACTCGGTATATATAGACTATATATGCGGTGGGTAGACTACCTTGAAAGGAGGGCTAACTGATGGCTGAGGATATCAAGGGTTACACCATACACAAGACATCTAACAGAGATGCAAACATTCACACTACCAAGAGAGAGTCGTTTGATGGTAGCAATACCTTCGGGAGATGGAGACATAGGGACTTGTGGGATACGAGTGATGAGTTGTATATAGTGTATAGTTATGGTGAGCATGAGCCTATGTATATTTATAGTACACTGCTTGGTGAGTGGTTTGAGAATGGTGACAAGTATGACTCGAACTCAACCAAGAGGCACTACACACAACTTAAGCCTAGGAACACTGCTACTACCATCAAGAGCCACTTGTATATGAAGAAGGTGGAACGGCATGGGGTGGTTGGGGCTACCAGAGAGAGGGTAGCACCTAAGGGTACAACCAGTACAAGGGCTGAGTCATGGGTTAATGGGACATGGAGGTAGTATGAAGCAGTTAAAGTTATTCTGCCTCAGATGGGGCAAAGGTGGACAGATGGTGTGTGATGTAGAGGGTAATCCCACATACTTCGGTGATAAGACGGTGGCTAAACAGCACCGAGATGAGAGCATGGTGGTGTCATATGGCATTGACCATAAGAAATATAACTACGTTAAAGGAGATGTAAGATGAGAGCAACATTGATGAAAGAAACAGTGAAGGCGTTATTCCCACAGCAGAGGACGCTGTGTATAGAGGGTAGTCCAGGTGGTGGCAAGACGACCATAGTGCATGAGGTTGCTGATGACCTTGGGGTTGAGTGCAGAGAGTTGCATATGCCGACTATGTTGGTGGAGGACTTCGGGATACTATACCCCGACAAAGAGGACAGTGACAACCTAACATACCGCTTACCAGAGTGGTTCCCGCAAGAGGGTAAAGCACCAGATAAAGGGATACTGTTGTTCGATGACAGGAACCAAGCAGGTGCTGACTTGCAGAAGGTACTGGCTAACATCTGTCAAGCGAGGACTCTACATGGACACAAGTTACCAGATGGTTGGCAGGTTATCTCAACGGGTAACAGGCAGAAGGATAGAGCAGGGGCTAACCGTGTCCTATCACACCTTAGGAATAGGGAGACAGTCGTTGACCTTGATACACACCTTGATGACTGGAGTGCTTGGGCAATAGAGCATGGGGTTAAGACTGAGGTGGTGTCGTTCATACGGTTTAGACCTAACTTACTGCATGACTTCGACCCACAGAGAGAGCAGAACGCTACGCCGAGGAGTTGGGTAGATGGTGTGAGTGATGTGCTTGGGACTGTGCCACCAGAGGCAGAGTATGAGTGCTTTAAAGGGGCAGTTGGTGAGGGTGCAGCAGCAGAGTTCGTAGGGTTCATAAGGATATATCGGAAACTACCTAACCCAGATGCAATCTTGCTTAACCCAACTACTGCTAGTGTGCCATCAGACCCTGCAACGCTGTATGCATTGAGTGGTGCGATAGCAGAGAGGGCAACAGAGGACAACTTCAACAGGGTGTGTACTTATGCAGAGCGTATGCCACCAGAGTTCAGTGTGTTAAGCATCAGTTATGCAGCGAGGAAGAAGCCAGAGTTGGCAAGTACCAAGGCGTTTACAGACTGGGCAGTTAAACACCAAGACATCTTATTTTAGGAGGAATGTATGAAACTTACAGATAAAGCACTGCTAGTGCAACTTAACATCAGCCAGTGGTCAGCGAGGAAGTATGACCGCAAGGTTACTAAAGACATACTGACACAGCATGGTGCATCGATGGGTGCAGGGAGGTTCAACAAGAGCCTACTGCCTATGAGTGGACACCTTGACAGTGTGCATAAGAAAGCGACTGCGATTAGGCAGAAGTATTACACCAACACCCTACCATGGGGCATTGAGGGAACTCAGATGTTACCTAGTGCGAACTACTTGGAGTTTATGACAGCGTTTCGCAAGGAGAAAGGGGAATGGGAGTCGCTTGTTGCAGAGTTCATAAGTAATTATAGTAGACTAAAGGAGGACGCCAAGAGGTTACTACCTAATGGACTGTACAATGAAAGCGACTACCCATGTGACGACAGTATACACGAGAAATTTCGTATGGATATGGCAGTATTCCCTGTACCTAGTGATGACTTTAGGGTTGAGATAGGTGATGATGAACTCAACAGCATACAGCAAGATGTTGAGAGGCGTGTTGCTGAGGCGAGTGAAATTGCTATGGCAGACATCTGGAAAAGACTGTATGATAGAGTGAAACATATGAGTGAGAAGTTAGCAGACCCGAAGGCAGTCTTTAGAGATACTATGGTGGAGAACACACGAGAGTTGTGTGCTTTGTTGCCACGCCTTAACTTTGCTGATGACCCTAACCTTGAGGACTTACGACAACAAGTTGAGGGTTCTCTGCTGTTACACCCTGATGCACTGAGGAACAACCCAGTAGTGCGACAGGATAAGGCACGAGAGGCTAAGGATATCATGGATAAGATGAGTGCATTTATGGGGTAACTCCATAACACAGTGAGTGTATCACTGCCACACTGCCTGCCCCATAATTCATACGAGGTGGTGTGGGTTATAGAACGGTATGGTTGCAACCGTATACACAGCAACCCCCTATTTATCAATTATCGAGGAGATTATGATGGCACTACCACCACGAATAAGAGCATATACACCAAGACCTTGGGAGTACGAGGACTACCTTGGTGCAACAAGGCGTAAGAGCAACGCAGTCAGTCAGAAAAGATGGCTTGAAGTTGTTGCATTACTGAACACTGAGTACAAAGATGAGATGGACGACGCTGTGTACTCAATTATTAAAGAGATAGACAAGGAGGTTGGTGATGACTGATGCACCACGAATGAGATACTTTGTTATTGATTCGACAACAGGTCTAACATTCCACAACTTCTTTGATGAAGGTGCTGCAATGGAGGCATGTATGCGAATGAAGGGTGATTATCATATAGGTAGAGAGTTAGTTGATGAGAAGAACGCATCTCTACCATTTAAAGAGGAGGAATATCATGGTTGATAAAGTTGGATACCATACGTTTGATGAGTGTAAGTGTAAGGTGGCAGGGATTAAGTCCTTGCTGGAACAGATATGTCGGGTTAGTGATGACGACACTGTAAGGGCTGTATCAGAGAGTGCGATACAGATGTGTGATGAACTACTTGTGGAGGGTGATGATGATAGCAGGAATAGATGTGCTTGAGGTGTTGTTAGGTGTAGGGATACTTGTGTATGGGTGGATGCTGATATACATGCTTGATTTTAATAAGAAGGTTATTAACAATGACAGACACAGAACTAAGAAAATTAAAGGCTGAGTTTCCTACTGCATTGATGGTGTGGTATGACAACATGCATGAGTTACCAACAGGTATGCTCATTGAAACGCTACTTGTCCATATGCCGAAGTCCGTACTAGGGGTTTCACTTATGAATATAGATAGCACTATTGAAACAATCCGTGAAGAGGAGAAACAAGATGGAGATAGAGAAACGACTGAGTAAAGCAAAGACATCATTAGTGCTGGAACACCCATTCATTGGGAACATAGCACTGAACATGCCCTTTGAAGTAACAGAAGAAGTACCAACTGCCGCAACCGACGGTAAGAGGGCGAAGTTTAACCCCAACTTCTGTGAGAAGTTAAGTGATGAGGAACTCAAGTTCCTTGTAGCCCATGAGTGTATGCACCCCATGTTGGAACACCCATTCAGACGAGGTGAGAGGGATATCCGCAACTGGAACAAGGCAGGTGATTACGTCATCAACCAACTGCTTGTTGATGAGGGCATTGGTAAGATGCCAGAGGGTGGGCTGTATGACAACGGCATATGGCAACAAGGCAATGGAACTACTGATGGTATCTACAAGGTACTACCGATTATAGATGACGGTGACGGTGAAGGTGGCGTAGGCTCTGTTGGTGGGCAAGGCGACCCACTTGATGAGTGCCTTGATGCTGATGGCTCACCTGCTGAGAAGGAACAGAATGCAGCCGAGTGGAAAGTTAAGGTAGCCCAAGCAGCACAGGCTGCGAAGATGATGGGTAAGATGAGTGCAGGAGTGGAACGCTTTGTTGGTGAGGTACTGCAACCTAAGGTGGACTGGCGTGAAGTATTGCAACGGTTTGTAGAGAAGTGTAAAGATGACACTCGCTCTTGGGCTAGACCTAACAGACGCTTCCTCTCACAAGGTATGTACCTACCAAGTACCAGTGGTGAGGCAATGGGCGAACTTGTAGTAGCAGTGGATTGTTCTGGCTCTATCGGGCAAGAAGAGATAGACCAGTTCGCTGCAGAGGTGACTACTATTAAAGAGGACAGTAACCCTAGTGCTATCCATGTTGTATACTTTGACAGTGAAGTATCACACTACGATAAGTTTACAAGAGATGATGAAGTACACATCACACCGCATGGTGGTGGAGGTACAGCATTTAGCCCTGTGTTTAAGTACCTTGAGAAACACAACATAGAACCAGTAGCCTGTGTATTCCTCACTGATTTATACTGTGGTGATTTCGGTGCTGAACCAGCATACCCTACACTGTGGGTAACTACTGACAGTAACAGCACAGATGCACCGTTTGGTGAAGTGGTGGTGATGAATGATTAAGATAACACCAGAACTACTCGATGAACACCGAGAGATAAATGTCTACGACCAGTGGCATGAGTTCGTATACTCAGACTTCATTGATGACATGAAGAAGAAAGGCGTAGTAGTAGAGAACATATTGTTCAGTGGGTTCTGGAGTCAAGGTGATGGTGCTTGCTTTGAAGGGTATGTTGATGATGTATCCAAGTTGTTAGACATGAGTGAGTACCCAGAGGCTACGAAGTTTCTTGCAGTAGGTGGGCAGATAGAGTTCAAGGTAACACACAGTGGACACTACTACCATGAGATGTGTACAGATATAGACCTGTACAACGACAACTACTACGACCTACGGTTCATGGAAACACCCACCGAGTTCCACCAAGAGGTAGTCAATGCCCTTGATGGGATACTACAACCAGAGATAGACAAGATGTATAGCGACGCTGTTGATGTGCTTAGAGGACACATGAAACAGTTGTATAGTAAGTTAGAGAAAGAGTATGAACATTTAACCAGTGATGACCTCGTGGAAGAGGCTATCAAAGCAAACGATATAGGAGAGTAACATGGCAACAGTAAGATTTAGTGATAAATTAAAAGAAGATATAACCCAGAACGCTAAGAAGATGTTCAAGCAAGAGCATGACCAAGCGGTTAAAGCCACGCCAACACAATGGACTGGTGATTACCTATACAACACTATATTCACCGAGGATATAAGGGATAAGATGAACGCTCTACCCGACAAGTTCTTAGACACCACTTCAAAGTTATCCTTTGGTGGATTTAGAAATGTGCCTCAGGGTGAGTTTAATGCACCTGATGTAGAGTTTACACTCAATGCATCGCAACGTATGCCACAAGGGTCAACCTTTGATGATTGGCATAAGAGTTGGCGTAGTGTGTCGCTCAATTTTAATACTCCACGCTTTGCAACCATACAGGCAGAGTATAAAGTATGGGCAACAGGTATTAAGGCAGTAAACGATAAACAAGAGGTATTTATTAAAGGCATTGGTAAGATAATGAACACCTACTCTACACTCGGTCCAGCACTCAAGGTATTCCCTGCACTATGGGACTTGATACCAGAGGAGTACAGGGAACGCCACTTGAAAATTACTAGCCGTAAGCGAGGTGATGCTAAGGAACTAGGCGACCTTGATGTCAACAGCCTAACAGCAGCAGTAACGCTCAACAAACTAACACGATAGGGAGAACACATGGGAACATATATAGGTCAATGGTACACACACCAAACCGTAGGGGCATACGACGGACACTGGTTAAGAGATGCAACAGTAACAGACTATAAAAGTATTAAGGCATACTTTGAACGTGCAAGAACACCAGATAAAGGTAAGCCGTTACGCTCTTGGGCTAGGATATTTAAAGATGGTGCTGACTACTACGTTAAAAATTGGGGTAGTGAACTGTGTAGGTTCAAGCCTAACAACACAGTGGTATTTACTGCCACAACTGAGGAAGTATGGCACAGTTCTAACACCCTAGTTAGTGCATTACACAGAGCAATGCCCTTCGCTATGGTTAGGATTGCTAAGGGTAGGTATCGCATTGCACATAATGAAGAAGTAATTAAGAACGCTAAGGAAAGTACACGGTCAGAGTGTTATACACGGTCAGAGTGGTATACATGGCTAAAGAAAGAAGCACCCGAATACTTCCAAGGGATTACCTTCAACTTAAAGACAGGTGAGTGTCTTAACCGTAGACCAGATGACAAACTCATACCTATCCCAGAGAAACGCAAAGAGTGGTTGAGAGCACTACGAGAATTTAAGAAGGGTATTAAAGTTAGAGCAAAGATGAATGTGTTTGAAGGTATCTCTGACATAGTAGCAACAGGGGGCAACATAGGATACTACGACCGCCCCGATTGGTCGCATGGTATATACAAAGAACTACTGTTCACAAGCATTAGAGATGCTAAGTATCCACAAGAACTACTCAAGGGTATCGCTAAAACACATAGACCAGACCACTCGTGGCAGTGGACAAGACCTTCACCTGCCGAAGTTATAACCGCCGCTAATAAGATATGCAATACATATAGTGTTGAGTTACGCAGACAGTTCGGAGTGTTTGAGAAATGAGTGTCGTAGTATGGGACGGTATGACTCTTGCTACTGATAAGTCAGCGAGTAATGGGAACATACACCACTGCTTAGATAAAGCATGGGTATATAAAGATGTACTGTTGACAGGTACAGGTTCACTTGGAGGTATACTTGCAATGAGAGAATGGTACAAGGCAGGGGCTAAGGCGGAGGATTTCCCAGAGATGCAGAAGGGAAACAACTGGTGTCACTTTATAGTAGTAACAGAACATGGGTTAGAGCGATATGAACAATCGCCTATACCTATTGAGCATGGGCGTAACGCTTGTGCTTTTGGAAGTGGGCAAGATATTGCCTATGGTGCGTTAGCAATGGGTGCTAATGCAGAACAAGCAGTGGGTATAGCAAACCAGTATGTCGCAGACTGTGGACATGGTGTAGATGTATTCACTTTAACAGGAGAGTAACATGAATGGAACGTCAAAAAAAGAAAAGATATTAGTATATCTAAAAGCAAATCCTAGTAAGTCTACGATACAAGTAGCGAAAGCACTAGGTGTTAGGAAGGAGTATGTGTACAACATCAAGTCATCAGCAGGATTAACCAAAACTAAGGCACAACCAATCAATGGTGCAATGGCAGAGGCAATTACTTCAGCACTGGTTGATACAAAGCCTGCAGCGAAGAGTAAGAAGATAACCAAGCAGGAAGTTGTTGTCAAGAAGTCTATGAGTGTGAGACTACAAATAGAGATGGAACATGGCACGCTCATCATGAGCATGGCTGAAGCCAGAGAGTTGTATGGTGTACTTAACCCGCTGATGAGCGATGACTGAAGAACTAAAGAAATATGTACAAGCATACATTGATGGTGAAGATGTTGAGTATAAAGGTACACAATGGAATAAAGTAACTGGCTTACGTTACTTTATTGATGAAGATGGTCACGAAGAACCTGCCGACCTGTTTCGTATCAAACCTAAAGCAGAGGACAAAGCCTTAGAACTACAAGAGGAAAGGGACTCATTAGTAATAGAGGTTAATGAGTTAACATCTACTAATAAAGAGTTATGGGCAACTATCAAGAGTTTGCCGACAATAGCGGAAGATGCCCTAATAAGGAAACTAAAGGAGAATGACTGATGTATACATTGATAGCAGAATGGTTCGATGAAGAAGACGGTAAGTGGAAACCTGTCCTGTCTAAAAAACCTGTAATTTTATTAAAGGAGAATGAAAATGATTGAAGAAAAAGGTACATACAGACTGGAGATGATAATTTTTAGAAACTTTAATGGTACAAAAGATGAGGCTTTAGATGAACTTCAAGGAGATGTAGAGGCTTTTGAGAATGGAGATGCTGGGTGGTTTAGTGAGAACTATATGCCTGAGTCTCCACTATCAGATGAATTAACAACGGAGAAATAATATGAAATATAAAGTAGAGGCACAGTACACGGCGTACTCGCAATGGGATATTGACTTTGATTTAGAGGAGTCTTATAACTGGTACATTAAGTATGACACCTTAGAGGTACAACATAAAGAAGATGGTGAGTGGGTTTCATATGCATCAAATGCTCAAGGTGAGTGCGATTACAAACGACCTGAGAAAGTGTATCAAGCAGAGTTAGATGAAGATGGTGATGCTGATGAATGGAATGAGGTAGAGGAATGAACTACAAGACAGCAGAACAAATAGATGATATGGCAGTAGAACTAGACCAGTGTAAGGAGAACAAATTACCACTAGGCGTACAAGAGAAACTAGAAGATGCTTGGGATAAGCGTAAAGCAGATAACTTTCAGGAGAAAGAAGATGGACATAGTAACCCTCGACTTTGAAACCTACTGGGATAAGAAGTTCTCGTTATCCAAGATGACAACCGAGGAGTATGTACGCAGTGCAGACTTTGAAGTCATAGGTGTAGGTATTAAAGTAAACGACAACCCCACTGATTGGTATAGTGGTGAAGATGTTGGTGGGTTTTTGAATAGTCTTGACTACACAGACAAGGCTATCTTATGCCACAACACATACTTTGATGGTGCAATCCTGTCGTGGCTGTACGGTATTAAGCCTAAGTTCTGGTTTGATACTATGTGTATGGCTAAACCTAAGCACCAGATGACGGAGGGTAGTTCCTTGAAAGCCCTAGCAAACTACTATGGTATAGGTGAGAAAGGTGCAGAGGTGGAGAACACAGTAGGTAAACGGCGTGAGGATTTCAGTGAGTCAGAGATGCAAGACTTTGCAGACTACTGTATCCAAGATGTTGAACTAACCTATAAGTTATTCAACAAACTAAAGCAGGGCTTCCCACCGCATGAGTTACTCATCATTGACCAGACATTGCGTATGTATACTGAACCAACAGTGGTACTTGACTCTGATGTATTAGAACGCCACATCATAGGTGTTAAGCAAGCCAAGTCGGACTTGATAGATAGCCTAGGTATGGGTCAGTTCAGTGAGGCACAGGTAAAAAAAGTGTTAATGAGTAATGCTATGTTTGCTAAGTTACTTGAGGCATTAGGGGTGGAAGTACCTACTAAGACTAGCCTGCGTACAGGCAAGGTAGCATATGCATTCGCTAAGACTGACAAACCTTTCTTAAACTTGTTGGAACATGATGACCCCCAAGTTGGTAGCCTTGTTAAGGCAAGACTTGGCATCAAGTCTACCATAGAGGAGACTAGAACACAACGGCTAATCGAAACAGCCAAGCGTGGCTACTTACCTATCATGATTAAATACTATGGTGCTCACACTGGTAGGTTCTCTGGCGGTGACAAGTTAAATCTACAAAACCTACCTCGTAATGGTGCTATCCGTGAGTCACTGACTGTACCACTAGGTTATAAGATGGTTGCTTGTGACTCATCACAGATTGAAGCCCGTATGACAGCATATGTTGCGGGGCAAGAGGACTTGCTTGATGCCTTCAGAGAAGGGCGTGATGTGTACAGTGAGTTCGCTTCAGATGTGTATGGGTACAAGGTAGAAAAGACTGATAAAGTTAAAAGGTTCGTAGGTAAAACATGTATACTAGGTCTTGGTTATGGCATGGGTCATGCTAAGTTTAAAGATACCTTAGCACTAGGTATGGGTGGGCTGTCCGTTGATGTTGATGAGTTTGAAGCACAACGAATAGTAAATTTATACAGACAAAAGAACCACAGGATTGTTGCATTTTGGAATAGATGTGGCACGGTTCTTACAGGCATGTTAGCAGGTGGTAGTGGACAGATTAACGACATTCTGTCCTATGACCACAAGGGCATACTGATGCCGAACGGTTTGCGTATTCACTACCCTGCATTAAGAGCAGGTTCGGGTGGGTTCTCCTATCTTGCTGACTCCCGAGTGTATAGAAAGCACTCGAATGGTGACAGCATAGCAGGTAATAACTGGACACGCATCTATGGTGGTAAGGTGGTGGAGAATGTAGTGCAAGCCCTTGCAAGGAACGTAGTTGCAGAGCAGATGGTGCGTATAGGGCAACGATACCATGTATCTTTCCAAGTCCATGACGAGATTATCGTAGTGGTTAAGGAAGAAGAAGCAGAAGAAGCAAAGGCATTTATGATTGAAGAAATGTCTAAGCCCCCAAGTTGGGCAAAGGATTTACCAGTGGCTTGTGAAGCAGACCTTGGTAATAATTATAGTGAAGCAAAGTAGGAGGAGTAAATGGAAAAACATATACACGCTAGAGAGATACACGCTTGGGCAGAGGGCTACACAGTGCAACATAAAGTACATCTATGCTGTGAACACCCAGATACTGCTGACTGGGAAGATTGTACTGTCACACCAGGTTGGTACACAGATAGAGAATATAGAATTAAACCTGTTGAGGAGGAGAAATGATACAAGTAATAGTAAGTTGGCTAGGTGTAGCAATGGTATTTGTTCTAGGGTATGTAGCAGGTGTAGTACATACAATATACATGGGCAAGTGTGACAAGTTCTTTGGAGGTGACAAATGAAATTAGCACATTCATTCTCGGCATTAAAGATGTATGAGAACTGCCCCAAAAGATATATGCACCAGCGTATTAACAAGGAAGTACAAGATGAAGGGGGCGAGGCAAGTATGTATGGTGAACGTGTCCATGAGTCACTGGAGTTGAGGCTTAGAGATAAGACACCATTGACTGATGAGACCAAGATGTATGAGGGACTGTGTGTATCTATGGAGAAGGCGGCAATCGGCGGTGAGTTACTAGCCGAGCAGAAGATGACGCTTGACGAAAACTTAACACCAACAGATTGGTTTGCATCAGACGCATGGCTTAGGTCAATCCTTGATGTGTTGATTGTCCATGAGGATAGAGCCTATGTACTGGACTGGAAGACAGGTAAGCGTAGACCAGACTTCACACAGATGGAGATGTTTGCACTACAAGTGTTCAAGCACTACCCTAAGGTGAACACAGTTAAGTCATCATTGATATGGTTAAAGACTAAGGCAATGGACACAGAAGTTTACAAGCGTGAACAGTCTAACGAGATGTGGACTCGTTTGATGACACGTATCAACAGGATTTATGAGTCAGCAGAGCATGACAACTGGCCACCTAAGCCAAGTGGGCTATGCCCTTGGTGTCCAGCGAAACATATGTGTGACTATGCAAAACTTTAGTTGACACTGCTGTAAATATAAGTATATAATACAAGTGAAGAGGAGGAACAATGGCAACAACACCAGAAGGTAAGATTAAAAGTCGACTGGATAAAGTATTTAAGAAGTATAAGATATGGTACTTTAGTCCACAGTCTGGTCCGTTTGGAAGGGCGGGTATACCAGACAGGCTTGCAATAGTTAAAGGTAGGATAGTAGGAGTCGAGGCTAAGGCTGACAGGACTAAGAAACCCACAGCCCTACAAGATAAGTGTATGAGGGACATAGAAGCAGCAGGTGGCAAGTGCTTCTTGGTCTTTGATGACGACACTATTAAAGAAGTCGAGGACTATATCATTAGTGCCAAGGAGGTACAGTGGTAGTTGTCGAACAAGCCAAGGCTATTGCGTTAAAACTTACTAACCCTAACCGTGTGCTTGACTGCATACCATCTGCAAAGTTAATGACAGTTAAAGGTACTGACATTGTAGTAGCACCCCATAAGATTGATGAAGTAAAGGTACTGCGTAACCTCGGTATTAAAGTACCCTCACCTATCCTACATTACTATGACTGGGTTGGCGATTTCACTCCCTACAAGCACCAACGCTTAACCTCTGCATTCTTAACCATGCACAAGAAAGCACTGGTACTTAATGACATTGGTACTGGTAAGACGCAGTCAGCACTATGGGCTGCTGACTACTTGATGGATGCAGGTGAGGTTAAGAAGTGTCTAATCATATCACCACTGTCTACACTTGAAAGGGTGTGGGGTGATAGTATATTTACAGGCTTTATACATCGCACTGCAGTCACACTACACGGAACAGCAGCACGTAGAAAGAAGTTGCTACATACTAAGGCTGACTTCTACATCATTAACCATGATGGATTTAATATCATAGCAGAGGAAGCGAAAGATATGTTTGACCTTATCATCGTTGACGAGGCTGCTGTACTACGCAACCCATCTACTAATAGGTTTAAGATATTCCGTAAGTGGATGGAAGGTAATAGGAATACAAGGTTGTGGTTGATGACAGGTACACCAACACCTAATGACCCAACAGATGCTTGGGCGTTAGCGAAGTTAGTCAACAGTCCGTTCTGTTCCAACACATACACTGCGTTCCGTGACCAAGTGATGATGAAGATAGGACAGTGGAAGTGGCTACCCAGACCAGAGTCAGTGGACATTGTGAAGGATGTATTACAACCATCGGTTAGGTATTCTCGTGATGAGTGCTTTGATTTACCCGATACTATAATACAGACACGTAAAGTACCATTGACTAAGGAACAGGAAAAGTATTACAAGGAAATGCTAAGGCGTTTCGTTATTGAAATGGAAGAGGAAGGCTCTATCACTGCTGTCAATGAGGCTGTTAAGTTACAGAAACTTGTACAGATAGCATGTGGTGTAGTCTATGGTGATGACGGGCAGAACATTGAGTTGGACTGTTCGCCTAGAATTAAAGCAGTAGAGGAGGTGATTGAAGAAGCAGGTGAGAAAGTTATATTGTTCGTTCCGTTAACTGGAACATTACATATGTTGAAGGCTAAGTTGGAGAAGAAGTGGAGTGTCGCAGTTGTTAATGGTGCAGTGAGTTCAACAAAACGCAACCAGATATTCAACGACTTCCAAAATAGTAAAGACCCAAGGGTATTGATTGCACATCCTGCAACTATGGCTCATGGGTTAACACTAACATCAGCGTCGACCATCATATGGTATGGACCGATAACAAGTAACGAGCAGTATGTTCAAGCGAATGGTCGCATTGAGCGAATAGGTAAGAAGCATGTATCAAATGTTGTACACATTGAGTCCATCGCAGTGGAGGCTAAGATGTATGACAGGCTACGTAACAAACAAAAGTTACAGGGATTGCTTCTTGATTTAATACAACAAGAAACGAGGTGACATATGAGTCTAACAGTAGACCAAGTAATTGAAACTTACATGAAGTTTCGCAAGAAGAAAGAAGCCATTGAGTCTGAGTCGAAAGCAAAGGTCAAAGGTATTAAAGAGAACATGACGAAACTTGAGTCGTGGTTAAAGGAGAAAGCAGATGCCGACGGAGTAACATCCTTCAAGACCAATCATGGTACAGCATTTCTAACTACCAATGACTATGCTCGAGTTGCAGACTGGGACGCTATGCTAGGATTTATCAGAGAGAACGAAGCATACGACTTGTTTGAAAAGCGTGTAAGTAAAACAGCAGTTCGTGGATACATCGACATGAACAAGGCTGTCCCCGCAGGAGTTACATACGGCACAAAGATTGACGTCAATGTCCGTAAGCCTGCACCCAAAGTTGATGTTTAATAATAAAAAATAGGAGAGTACAATGTCAAATATTGTTCCCAGTAATATCCAAGTTCCTGCACACCTTGCAGGCAAAGTAGGCGCACCATCTGTATTAGCGCAATCGTTAACAGGTGGACTAGCAACGGGTGGCGATGGCTTCCCACGTATCTCTATCAAAGGTAGTCGTTTCCGCATCGTTGATGGCGGTGATGAAACAGTCCTTGACTCAACCAAGATTGATGTAATCATTGTGGGTGCTAACCCTAGGTTATCTAAGACATGGTATGAGAAAGCATGGACTCCAGATGCAGAGCCTTCAGCACCAGACTGTTTCTCGTTGACTGGTGTCGGTCCACATACTGACAGCACCAATCCACAGAACGATTTGTGTGCCTCATGTCCTCAGAATGCTTGGGGTTCTAAGTTAACACCACAAGGTCAGCAGATTAAAGCCTGTGCAGACCAGAAACGTTTAGCAGTAGTTGCTGCTGATGATGCCGATGGTTCAGTGTACTTACTACAAGTAACTCCGGGTGCATTGAAAGGGTTGAACGCCTACCAGAAAGAACTATCTACAAGAGGCATACCACCAGAGATTGTTAAGACCACGTTGTCTTTCGATACTGATGCGTCATACCCTAAGTTAGCGTTTGGATTTGGTGGCTTCATTGATGAAGCAGCGCAAGCCGCAGTAGATAAGTTGTTTGGTACTGAGCAAGTGTTAAAGATAACAGGTGAGAAAGAAATTGATAAGCCTGTTGTACCTAAAGTTGCAGCCAAGCCAGCACCAGTGGTTGAAGCAGTGGTTGAAGCAGTGGTTGTAGCAGTGGTTGAAGAAGCACCAGTGACTAAGGGATTTGGTAAAGCAGCACCTGTTGAAGCACCTAAGCCTAAAGCAAAACCTAAAGCGAGAAAAGTTGTTGAAGAGCCAGCGGAAGCACCTGTTGTTGACAAGGCTACAACTAATCTTGCTGATGAGATTGCTGCTCTTGTAGGGGAAGTTGCTGATGACTAAACCGAAGCCACTTGATTTTTCTAAAGTGGAGTCGCTGCGTAAGCATATGATGCTTACTATCACTGACATGGCGTCAGTGGTGGGAGTGTCACGTATGACCTATCATAGTTGGAAGAAGGGTACGCCCATTCGGAAAGATAATGATATCAAACTACGTGATACACTACGCAAACTTCTGTCAGTTATGCAAGACAAAGGGTGGCCATCACCCGATGTCATTGTGCTTGAACCCAAGGACAGAAAAAAGCAACTCGTTGAGTATTTAGAGGAGTATCATTAAGCAGACTAGAGAGGGGAACTTCCCCTCTTTTTATTGAGGAGGACAAATGGACACGTTGGAATTTCTACAGCGCGTTCTACCTACCAAGGGGTTCTACGTCACTACTGTCATTAACAAAGACGGTAATAGACAGGGATTCTTTGATAGCGTAGACGAACTGTCAAAGGTCTGTGTTAGGTCAGACCAAACTAAAAACAATACCTACTACGCAATATCAGCCTTCAAGACTAAAGGCAACAGGAAGCAGGAGAATGTCAGAGCAGTTAAAGTTGTTGCACTAGATGTAGACTGTGGTGAAACAAAGCCATATCCAGACTGGAAGGCTGGACTAACAGCACTAGGCAAGTTCATCAACGAGTTGGAACTACCGAAGCCTATGATAATTTTCTCTGGTAACGGACTGCATGTATACTGGGTTCTTACAGAAGAACTAACACCTATGCAGTGGAAGCCATTGGCTGGTGCTATGAAGTTAGCCGCAGCAGAGAAAGAGTTTCATATTGATGCAGGACTAACAACCAACAGTGCACTGGTACTACGACCAGTTGGAACTCACAACCCTAAGAATGGGAACGAGGTGAAGTTGTTGGTGGATGCTGAGCCTGTTACGCCTAAAGCTCTTCTAAGTAAACTTACAAACTACATGCAATACAACCTGGCCCATAGTAACCGACAACCACGTGAGAGTTCGTTGCTGAATAACTTAGCAGTGACTCAAGAGTACCCACCTGCTGTTGGCTCTGTTGTATCTAGTAAGTGTCAGCAGATTGGTTGGGCAATTAAGAACCAGAAGGATGTACCAGAGCCGTTGTGGTATAGCCTCATCGGAGTTGCGGCATTCTGTGTAGACCCAGAAGATACTGCAATCAAATGGAGTGAGGGGCATGACTCCTACTCTGAGTCAGTGACAAGAGATAAAGTTATCCAGTGGAAAGACAATGCTACTGGACCAACAACTTGTGACAAACTTAAATCTGATAGACCGAATGGTTGTAGAGGGTGTAAGTATGCAGGCAAAGTTGGCTCACCAGCACGACTAGGTATCCAGTACCAAGAGGTAGCCATTACTACAGAAGTACCAGATAAGGTAGCGAACCTAGTACCTATCCCGAAACCGTTTAAGCGTACACAGCATGGTATCAAGATGACTATTGATGATACTGATATTGACATATGTAAGTTTGACATATACCCTGTAGGTTATGGACGTGATGACCACCTTGATTATGAAGTTGTTCGTTTCCACTGGAAGCGACCACACATCGGGTGGACTGAACTTAAATTACGACAAGCATACTTAACAGATGGAAGCAGAGAGTTTCCTACTGCGATAGCAGACCAAGGTATTGTGCTATTCAACAAACGACAGACGGAGTATTTTCAACTTATGTTACGAACATACATGGAAGAACTAAGGCAGATACGTACCATGACCAACCTCTATTCAACCATGGGTTGGAAAGAAAACAATACGCATTTTGTTATAGGCGACACAGTTATAAGCAAAGCAGATGACGGCAGTGTCTCAGAAGAACAAGTTACATTATCAACAGCATCAAGCAACTTAAGTACAGGTATGTATGGCAGGAAAGGAGACGCTGCAGCGTGGACTACGATGACTAACATGCTAGAGAAAGCACATATGCCGAGTCATATGTTTGCTTTGGGCGTTGGTTTCTCAGCACCACTGTTTAACTTCACTGGCTTGAAGGGACTAACGATATCGTTATATGGCCCAACAGGTGGTGGTAAAACACTAGCCCAATACTGGATACAATCCATCTATGGTGACCCAGACAAGTTGCACTTCGCTGCGAAGTTTACACAGAACACACTGTTCAACCGTATGGGTTTGTATGCACATTTACCGATGACCATTGATGAGGTCACCATGATGCAAGACAAAGAGGTTGGCGACTTCTGTTACTGGGTGAGCCAAGGTAAAGACAAGGCGAGACTAAGTCGCTCAGCAGTAGAGCGTGATACAAAAACATGGGCAACCCCGGTCGTTGTATCTACAAACAAGTCACTGCAATCTAAGTTGATAGCCTCTGGGTTAGACACCGATGCACAGATGGCACGTTTACTAGAGGTTACTGTGCCGCCACACGAACTATTTACTAAGAGCAGCTCAGCAGGTAGAAACCTCTATAACTTCGTAACAAATAACTACGGTCATGCAGGCCACACATTCATAAACAAGTTGATGGAAATAGGTTCTGAAGATATAAGAGCCATGGTTGCCGAAGCAACTGACACATTCCACAAACGATACGGCGCTGAGTTCAGTGGGCAAGAACGATTCTGGGAACAAGCTATCATACTATCAGACCTAGCATCTAAACTTGCTAAGGACTGGGGATTGATTGACTATGACTATACTAAGGGAACTGAGTGGGTACTTGAACAGATAGGTGCTATCCGAATAGTGGCAGAAGAAAGTAAGATGGACTCGTTTGATATCATATCAGCATACCTTAGTGACTTCGCTGATGTTGCTGTCACTGTTATGCACACAGCAGGACAGAAGCCAGTGGTTGACTTCCAACGATTACCACGTGGAGAGATACGTGTTAGGTTCGATGTCTTCCGTAAGACAATGACTGACGTGTTCAGCAGTGGTACGCTAATGTTAGACCGTACTCACTTCCGTAAGTGGTTATCCATGAGTGGCCATGATTACAAATCGTTCTGTGGTGAACTTACCTGTGAACACATTGATGCTACACCTAAGTCTAAGAAGTGTTTCTTAGGTAAGAACACACCTATCAAACTAGGTCAAGCATATGTTGTGGGTATCAACCTCAACCATCCGCGACTACAAGGCATACTAGATGATGCTGATGTAGCCGCAGAGGATTTGTTGCAGGGTCAATTACAGATGGTTAATTAGTCAAACCCATACATCCTACGGAGCTGCTCTAACGTAGGATTCATAGTCTTCGCAGGTTGTAGTCTTTCAGACGGTGGTTTTTCCCATTCGCGTAGTGACCTATTAGCAGACTTTATAAAGTTACTAATGTAGAAAGGAGAGTCATTACCTGCGACTGCATTCCACTCATCCACTGATGTCTCAATAGAACGTGCCAATCCAGTATCTTTATTTATAGTTGCCTTAACCCAAGCATTGCGGAAGTCTGCACGTACTGACTTCGCGTAGTCACCTGTCTGTTTCGCCATCCTAACAATATCATTCTGCCTTGATGCAACCGATGGGTAGAACCCTAACATCCTCATAAGGACAGTCTTGTTGTCCATCTCTCGCGACAACACTTGCCCCCTAGAGTTAGTTATCTGACCTGTATCCATGTATGAGTAGGAGTCAGATAACGCTCGTAGCCCAGTCAATGGTGCATCTCTAAGCACATCAATAAAGTTGCTCTTATCAGACTTAATACCCACAGCTTCTGCACCATACTCAAGTAAGTTCCAACCTGTTGTTACTATGCCTTTACCTGCTGCGGCTACTGGCCCGAGAGCATTAATCGTTTCATGTTTGAACGACGCCCCTTCTTTAAGCGACCCCGTCAATGGCAACAAATCTCCCATACCAATTCGTGTTGAAATTGTACCGCCTGTTATGTTGTCCAACACACCTCTCATAGCGTATGGCGCTAAGCCGGGGGATAACGCATCAAAGAAATTATTGAGCTCAGTTTCAACGGTCTTCTTCTTAATACCAAAATGTTGCATCAGAGTATCTACTAAGTCCATGAGGTCATCAGCAAAAGGTATACCTTTAATACCTGCAACAAACACAAGCAGTGATAGGTAATAGACTCTACCAGCTGGTGGCATACGTGTCAATAACTGCACTGATGTGATAGGGAACTGCTTATACATAAATGGAAATTGTAATATAGAACCACGTGCTACCTTAGGTCTATTAAACATACCGTACTCACCCTGCGATTGCTCGACAGTAATTCTTGCCTCTCGCTTAGCAATATGTACAGCTTCTTTCTCAGACTCACCAGATGCAATGGCTCTAGCGTACTCCATCTCATATGAAGCGATGGCTGAAACTCTACGGTTGAGTTGCTCAGTGTAGGTG